AAGCGTAAGGGCAACGTCGTCCACGACATCCGCACCTGGCGCGGCCTGGATCTGATGGAATTGTGCGGCGCAGTCATGGCTGAGATCGCTGCGGCCCGCTTCGACGAAAAGCCGGATCAGATACTCGTCGACAGCATCGGCCTCGGCTCCGGCGTCGTCGATCGACTGAGAGAATTAGGCGCTCCGGCGCGAGGAGTTAACGTCTCCGAAAGTAGCGCGATGAAGCCAGAGGCTATGCGCATGCGAGACGAGTTGTGGATGCTATGTCGGGAGTGGCTCGAAGATCGCGACTGCAAACTTCCGAAAAACGATAAACTCAAGAGCGAACTCACCACGCCCCGATATAGCTTCACATCGAGCGGCAAGACCAAGATCGAAAGCAAGGACGAGATGCGCAAGCGCGGGCAGGGAAGCCCGGACATCGCTGACGCGCTCTGCCTTACTTTCGCCGCATCCAGCGGAAGCCCGTCGCAGATGCAGGCGTGGCAGTGGAGCCGACCGATTGAGGTCGACACCGGCTGGGTCGTCTGATGGCGCGCCCAGTCATAGGTGCCAGCGCCTACAAATACAAAAAGCGCATCCGCCGACCGGGTCGGCACAAGAAGAACGTCAAGCGCAAGGCTCCGACGTTCACATCGAGGTTCACCAAATGATCGAAGGCAAGATCCGGCGGGCGGCGCGCATGCGCGGCCTGACGGGCAAGAAGTTCGACAGTTACGTCTCGGACACCTACGCCGCTATCGGCAAACTCCAACCGAAGGGATCGTCAGATGAAGGGTTACGGAAAGAAAAAGGGCAAGGGCGGAAAGCGCGTCGCAAGCGAGAAGACGGGTAAGTACAGCACCTCCTGCTGACCCAATAGAAAGCCAGCGTCATGGACGACATCGAATTTCAATCAATCGTAGTTTCCGAGGTGCAAAACGCACTCGGTTTCTACGATACCGAGTATGCGCGCGACCGCATCCGGCTGCATGACTATTACATGGGCGAGCCGCTCGGAAACGAGCAGGAAGGCCGTTCCCAGGTTGTCAGCACCGAGGTCGCCGACACGATTGAGATGATGATGCCGTCCCTGATGCGCATTTTCTCCTCGACCGACCGCACCGTCGAGTTCGTGCCGCGTGGTCCTGAAGACGTCGAGGCAGCGGCCCAGGCGACTGACTACTGCAACTTCATCTTCAGCAGCGACAACGACGGCTTCCTGACCCTGCACAACTGGTTCAAGGACGGCCTGCTCCAGAAGCTGGGCGTCGTGAAGACCTGGTGGGAAGAGGAGGCACACGTCGACGAGGAACTCTACGAGGGTCTGTCCGACATCGAGCTGTCGGCGATCCTCGCTGATCCCGATGTCGAGATCATCGAGCGCGACGAAATCCCGTTCGGCCCCGAGCCTGCGGAAGGCGAGGAAGACCTGCGGCCGCTCACCTATGACGTCCGCGTCCGCCGCGTCGAGACCAGCGGCAAGGTCATTGTCGAGAACGTGCCGCCGGAAGAGTTCCTGTTCGCCAAGCGCACCAAGAACCTCAAGGACGCGCCGTTCGTAGCGCACCGCACCGTCGCCAGCGTCAGCGACCTGATCGCGCGCGGCTATGACGAGGACGACGTCGTCAAGCATGCGGGCTACAACGAGCTGGAAGAGCTGGAAGAGCGCCAGTCGCGCTTCGACGATCTGGAGAGCAACGCCGAGTTCGATCGCGCCGATCCGGCCATGCAGAACGTCCTCGTGACCGAGGTCTACATCAAGGCCGACTATGACGACGACGGCATCGCCGAGCTGCGCCGCGTGGTGTGCCTGGGCGACGGCTACGAGATCGTCGAGAACGAGCTGTTCGACCACATCCCGTTCGCCACACTGTCGCCCATTATGATGCCGCATCGCCTGGTCGGTCGCTCGATCGCCGAGTTGGTCGAAGACCTTCAGGTCATCAAGTCGACCCTGATGAGGCAGTATCTCGACAACCTGTACGCGGCCAACAACAGCCGCGTCGTCGCAGTCGAGGGCCAGGTGAACCTGGACGACCTGCTAACCAACCGCCCCGGCGGCGTGGTACGCGCCCGCGCCCCTGGCATGGTGCAGCCGCTGGCCCCGGCGCCGATCGGGCAGCAGACGTTCCCGATGCTTGAGTATCTGGACCAGGTCCGCGAGCAGCGCACTGGCTTGAGCCGCGCCTCGATGGGCCTTGATGCCGACGCCCTCCAGTCGACGACGGCAACCGCCGTGGCCGCGACTGTGTCGGCTGCGCAGGGCAAGATCGAGATGATCGCTCGCGTATTCGCGGAGACCGGCGTGAAGACGCTCCTCAAAAACATCCTGCACCTCGTCACCAAGCATCAGAACCAGCCGCGCATCATTCGCCTGCGCAATCAGTTCGTCCCGATGGACCCGCGCGCCTGGGTCAACGGCTTCGACATGAGCGTGAACGTCGGTCTCGGCACCGGCGACACGAACGAGAAGATCGCCGTGCTGGCTCAGATCGCTGCGAAGCAGGAGCAGATCCTCATGCAGCTCGGCCCGCAGAACCCGCTGGTCACTATCGAGCAGTATCGCAACACCTTGGCGAAGATCGCGGAACATTCCGGCTTCAAGGATGCCGGTCAGTTCTTCCTGGATCCGGCCATGCAGCCGCCGATGCAGATGTCGCAGCAGCCGCAGGCTGATCCCGAGATGATGAAGCTCGAAGCCGAGATCGCGCTGAAGCGCGAGCGCATGGTTGCCGAGCTGGAGTTGAAGCGCGAGGAAATGCTCGCCGAATTTGAATTGAAGCGTCAGGAGCTGGCTATGGAAGCCCAGCTCAAGGGCGTCGAGCTGGCCGCTAAGAACCCAATGGTCCAGCCAAATATCAGGAGCGTCGTGTAATGTCTGGTGGTGGTGGAGACGGCGGAGGCGGTGATGGCGCTGATTATGGCGAAGATACCGCTTTCGGAAACCCAGGTTCATTTGACGACGTAGATTCCTATGGAACAGCTTCGCCAACCGCTAATCCGGGTTCGTTTGATGACCCGGTTGATGCCTATGGCACAAAGTCACCAGACCCTAGTCCCGGCCCCTCGCTTGGCCCCGGCATAAGCGCTAATGACGCCCAAGCGCTTGGGCAAAGTTTCTACGGCTACAATCCAGACATGTCTCTGGAAGACGCGATCGGCTTTACCAATGCCGGGCAAGCCGCCGCTGCCGTCGCGGACAGGGCCGACATTACGCTTGAGCAGCTTGACCCATACACTTTCCAGGCGATCAAAAATGGAATGCCTTACGGCACCCCTGTCAATGTCGACCCAGACAACCCCGCAGCAAAAGCAATATCAGCCGTTATGGGTTTTATAGACCCAACGCCGTTCGGCATCTTCTCCAAAGGTGTTGCCGCCTTAGACTACTTTAGTCCTCCGTCAGTATTCGCGCAGGTCAAGGGCCACGTCGAAATGCAGGACTTGATGGAGGCGGCTGACCAGATGGGCAGCAGCCCTGATCCGGCCGCGCAGCGCCGTTATATCCCGCAAGCCGCGACGCCAACCGCAGTCGTTGAGAACGTGGCCGCTCCAGTTGCCGCCGAGCCAATCTTCCTCAACCCGACACTGTTGCAGCGCCCCTCGACGCTCAACGTCGCTCCGGTAAACGCGCCCGCTGACTATGGCCTGCTCTATCCCCAGCAGGAGCGTCGTTTCCAAGAGAGCTTCGCGCTGCGCCCTGAGTTCTATTCCGGCCCGCTCGACACGACCGGCTACCAGCCAGTGGCGAGCCTGCTCATCTGATGGATGAAGGCAAGAGGCGAGAGGAAGTCGACCGTGGCGCGCGCGCTGCGGCGCTTCTGCGAGACGAGATTTTAACCGAAGCGTTTGAAACGCTTGAGACCCAATACATCTCCGCCTGGCGGGACACTGAGGAAGCTCAGTCCGACCGGCGCGAGAAGATTTTCCTGATGCTGAAGTCGCTGCAAGGCGTCCGCGCGCATCTCGAAAGTGTCGCCATGACCGGCGACCTAGCACGTCGCGAGCTTGATCGCGGCATCAAAGGATAACCGCGCGGACAAGCGTTCGCCTCCGCACCGCGGCCCTTATTCAAGAGGTTAATATGACCGATACCACGCAGGCCGGGGACGGCCCGCTGACGGCTAATGCTGCCGTCCAGATGCTTCTCGAACGGAACACCCTCGGGGTGCAAGCCGAAGAGACCGCATCATCTGAACCCGTCGAAGAAGCCGTTGAAGCCGAGCCGGTAGAGGCAGACGCTCCAGAGGAAATCGACGACCAGGCCGACGATGAAGAACCCATCGAGGCTGCTGACGCTGACGAGGCCGATGGGGCCGAGGACGCGGACGATGGCGAAACTGAACTGGTCTACACCGTTAAGGTGGACGGCCAGGAAGTCGACGTCACCGAGCAGGAGCTTTTGAACGGGTATCAGCGTCAAGCCGATTACACGCGCAAGTCGCAAGCACTAGCCGAGCAGCGTAAAGCGAACGAGGCTGAGATTGCGCAGGCGCGTCAACTGCGAAACCAGTATGCCGCGGCATTGCAGCAGGTGGAGCAGCTCTTCCAACCGCAGGACCCCGGCCAGGAACACTGGGACAAGCTCTACGAGAGCGACCCGCTGGAATACGTCCGCGCCCGCGATCAGTTCCGATCGCAGCAGGAAGCGTTTCAAAAGGTCATCTCTGAGCGCCAGCAACTGAGCCAGCAACAGCAAGCCGAAATGGCACAGCAGCGCCAAACGCATCTCGCTGAACAGCGAGAGGAGATGGTGCGCCGGATACCCGCGTGGTCGGACCCGGATGTGTTTGCAAAGGAGCGCGATGCCCTCAAGTCATGGGCAAACGACGCTGGCATCACCGACGAGGAAATCGCCGGTATCACCGATGCCCGTGCCGTCGAGACGCTCCGCAAGGCGTGGCTGTATGACCAACTGGTCACAGACAAGGCGGTGAAGAAGAAGAAAGCAAAGCCTGCACCCAAGGTATCCCGATCGGGACAGCCGAGGGGCAAAGTGGACGGCCAGGTGCGCAGGAAGCAGGCCGCGATGAAGAAACTTTCCAAGACCGGAAAGCTGAACGACGCGGTCGACTATCTCCTAACCTCCTAAGATAAGGAACCGCTACTATGGCGACCTATACGTCCAGCACAGCGATCGGTGAGCGCGAAGATCTCGCCGACGTTATTTATCGGATCGACCCCGATGAAACCCCGGTGTTCTCGAACGCCGAGAAAGTAACCACTTCGGGTATTTTCCATGAGTGGCAAGTTCAGGAACTCGCCGCCGCTGTTGACACCAACTATGTCAACGAAGGCGCCGATTACTCCTACGTCAACCCGTCGGCAACGACGCGCCTTAATTAGCTAGGGCCATTACGTCGTAAGGCGTAATGCAAATCCCGTGAATTGCTGGGAACTCTCTCTGAGACAATCAGCAGCCAAGCCTCGAAAGAGGAAGGTTCAACGACTATCCTTTTGGAGTACCTGCCAAGCGGCAGGGAAGCGCGGGACACCCTTCGGGGTGATGATATAGTCTCATCTCTGTGGCGACACAGAGCAGCTCGGAAGAGCGGGGGCAGATTAGCGATCTGCTCTGAAGGTAATGTGGCAACTACCACCAGATCAGCGTCCAGGCTGCTTCGGTGTCGAATACCCTCGACGTCGTCGATTCTGCTGGCCGCGATCGCGAAACCGCGTATGTGAAGGTGCTGAAGGGCATCGAGCAGCGCCGCGACGTCGAGAAGGCTCTCTTCAAGAACGAAGCCCGCTCGGGCAGCGATCCCCGCAAGGCGGGCAAGCTGCTGTCGTACATCACCAACACGGTGGTCGAAGGTGCAACCACCACGCCGACTGGCGATGGTTCTGACGTCTCCGACATGGCCGGTGCCAATGCGGCCCTGACCCTGGCGAAGATCGACGACGCGATGGAAGCTGCCTATGTGGACGGCGGCAACCCGTCGATGCTGGTTGTCTCTCCGGCCAACAAGGTTGCGTTCTCCGATCTGTCTTCGGGCAGCGCGGTGACCAACCAGCTCCACATGACGGCCAACGCGCCGACCGATGCAGTCATCATCGGCTCGGTGAGCATGTACCTGACCGACTTCGGTACGCTCAACGTGGTCATCGACCGTCAGGCAGCGAACACGGAAATCTTCCTGCTTGATCCTGACTTCTACTCGATCGGTCACCTGCCCGGTCGCATGTTCTCGGTCTCCGACGTTGCCCCGACGGGCGACGCGACCAAGTTCGCGATCGTGTCTGAGTGGACGCTCGTTATGAAGGCACCGAAGGCGCATGCCGCCGTCGTTGACCTTTCGACCTCCTAATCTGAGGTCACATTGATGCGATGAAGGGGAGGCTTCGGCCTCCCCTTTTTCGTTGGAGATTTAGATGCT